CCTTATCACGTTCAATAGCGTTAACCTGGTCGCATTTTTCCTTCGTCAGTTTCATGCCAGGAATAACAGGCTTACCATCCACCCGGGTGGCTCCACGGCAGATGGTCCAGATCCCCGCACCATCACGGTATGCCGTGGTGTGGTTACCTTCTTTTTCGTCAAGAAACTGGTCGAGGATTTCAGGCGCAGACGCCCCTGCACCAATCAGCGCCAGAACGGCAGCCGACAGGCCGTATTTGATTTTTGCGTTCATGGATATTTATCAGGATTTATCGGTTCCGAATCCCTGGATATGTTAAGCCTTCACCCCGCCAGTGGTGGGCACTGGCCAGGGTATGTCAATCTGATAAACACAGAGGTGACTATGGATTATCCAAATCTACCAAAACAAACTTTTGCTGATTTAATCGCACTCAGGCAAGCTGTCGTGGCTCTAATCAACTTGTTGCCGGATAATGAAAAGGAGTTCGTTAAAACAATTCTTAACAGAACTGCCGCCGATTTTTCATCATTCCCACTGACAGATGACCTTGCGGACCTTCCAGAATTAATTGCAGAGTCCGCCATTAAGCTTACTGAAGAGATTTACCCTCCTCAAAAATCTTCACAAAATTCCTGCGAGTAACCTCAATGCAATAATCGTAAAACGCCGCAAACTGCTCATCGCGGCGTTTTTTTTCATCTTCAGAAGGGATCAGCACCGACAATTTTTTATTCAGATCAGCGACTCTGCCCTCCAGTTTTTCAATGGGCGATTCAATATCGTCTTTTTCTGACCGCAATGCCGCCGGTGGAGTCTTCAGAGAACCAGTAATTCTTCCCGGTAGCTTTCCTTTGTAGGTTATCCACACATTCTGCGCCTCTAAAATTATGGGGCGCTTTTCCGGCGACTGCTCACCCCCTTCACATAACCCGGCAGCAACATCCAGGAAGACCTGTCTGATGCTCCTTCTGGCTGCTGCCTCATAAAACTCCAGCGCGGCACCTTCAACACGGTCCAGCGAGATGTCCAGGTCAAAAATTTCACCGTCAAAGCGTTTTTTGTCCCGTAACGCTAAGGTTACCGTAACTTTATTCTCAAAATTGCGGATCCCTTTCACAATCAGTTCATAGTTTTGAGTCATTGAATTACTCTCCCCGTGCAGCCTTACGCTTATCTTCTTTAATCTTGAAATAAAGGTTTGTCAGATACGTCAGCAGGCCAAACAGCAGACTCCCCAGCACACCTATTGCCACCCACTGGGACGGAGAGACTTTGTCCAGCAGCTGCAGTAACCAGTATCCCGTCCCCACCGCTGACGTGGTGTATGACACACCTGTTGTGATTTTTTCCATCTGATGTATGTCTCCGTCACCGCCGACAGAAAATGAAAGTAAAGAAAAACAAAAAAGCCGCCAGTGTCACCGACTGACGGCCAGCGCCGGGAGCCGTGATTATGGCATTCAGGCTCTGCTAAAAATGCCAGATAACATTCCGGCCTCCCCTGATTCAGGTTATAAATGACACAATATCTTGACAACATCCGTCACTGTCTGTCAGAAAATGTACCGCCATATAGAAGCAACATGTGAAGTTCATCTACCCGTTTTAGCCAGCGTCCTTCAGAGTGGGCGCTGGCTTTTTTTATTATGCTGCCGGTGCATTTATCTCCAGCATCAGACTTTCTATCTCAACGCCATACGCTGCATTTTTTGTAACATCCGTCAGCGTCAGCGCATTCAGTCCCAGTGTCAGACTGTCTTTTATGACCTGGAATGCCGGGCCAGCCACTCCATTCAGTTTCGGAGTAACCGTGGCACTGCCGGCGGTGAACACCAGCTCCAGCGTCTGCCAGTCGTTACCGTAATCGCCGAACTCCCCCAGCTTCGTGTTTCCGGCTTTCCTGTGATGCATCAGATTCACTCTGCCGTCAGTGGTCTGAGTGAAGTACGACATCAGGAACGGATTACCGGTACCCGTCATCGCCACACCATCAGGAACGGGAGCGTCCGTATACAGATAAATCCCCAGCCCGAACTGATTATTGGTCAGAGCTCCAGACAGGCGGAACTTACAGGTCAGCCTGCCGCCCTGTGTCAGCAGGGTAATTGCGTCATCCACCGGATGCGCCAGGGACCAGGTTTTATTGCTCTGCTTGGTGATCTTAAATACACCATCTGCCAGCTGAATTCCGCCATCTTTAATAGTCCAGCCCTGCGTAGCAGCCTCTCCGTCTGCCGGCAGCAGGGAGACTGTGCGGACGGATGTTTCGCTATCAGACGGCCCCGATGGCGTATCGCCGCCGGGCGAGGGGTTGATTTCCGGTGCCTTACCACTGATGAAGGCTGAGGTGCGCCCGGCTGCGTTCAGAATAGCGGTTGCCAGGCGATCCGGAATAATGCTCCTGCGCGCCCATGAACTGAAATGTGTCGGGCGGTTTGATGATACCTGGTTTCCATTCGTTCTCGATGCCGCACCGTAATATCCTGATGCCGGAATATCCGGATCTTCTGCCGGCGCATTAGTGGCGGTATTGACGCCGTTACCGTCTGTCATGAACGGCACAAAATAAACGCCCTCACTCTCCCTGTTTTTGTACGCCCCGTAAATGGTGTTGTACTGCGTGCCGTAGGTGTTTTTCCAGTAATACGTCGTGTCACCACAAATCCACGGCACATCTGCAGCACTGCCACCATGACACTGCGCGTTAAACACAGTGAGGTCAGCACGAAACTGCTTCAGCATGGCTGTAAACAGCGCAGGTTGCTGTGCGTAGGTGGCGGCGCTCATGTCAAACTCTCCCTGCATCCAACACACCGCCAGCAACACATTTTTCTGGTTCTTCTGTAATGCAGCTTTGGTGCGCACAATCAGGTCCTGATATAACGGTTTACCCACACCCCAGCGCGCCGAATCCTGGCTGGCCCCCGTGTCCGCACTGAATGTCCCCTCCGCGCCCTGGGTGAATGCCGAACCACCACGACAGCATGGTACCAGCAGGATCCCCGCATTATTCGGGATATACGGGAGCAGTTTTTTGGCAATATGAAGTCCCTGCCCCACACAGCCATACTGACCTTTGCTCAGGTCAGCCCTCGGATGATTCAGCGTACTCATATCCTGCACATCATGCAGACAGTGGTCAGCCGGGATGATGTCGTTATACGTACAACTCTCTCCACCCGGAGTTACCGTGCTGCGGCGCGCCAGCTGTTTAATGCGCGGATCCGGAGCATCGTAAGAATCCGGCAACGGAAGCCCTTCACCGTAGGCCATGCCGTTGGACTGTCCGGCAAGCACAACCACGTAGAACCAGTCCGGCTCAGATGAAGGGCCGACCTGTGGATCTCCTTCAATAGCCACCGCCTGCATCAGTGTGTACGGCGTAATGGCAACCGGTCCGCCGTATGGCTGCCAGCCCTCTTTCAGCTTTTGTGTCAGTTTTTCCGCCAGATCTGACGGCGAGGCAGCCCTGACCAAATCATAACGTTTAATCGACATCGAATTTCTCTCATGCACAGGAATAAAGTAGGGAAAGGCCGGAGCAGGAACAGAAGAAAATCACAGGATGAACATCTGCCAATAGCAGGCCGTAAAAAAAGGCCGCGCCATGCGCAGCCGGAAATAAAGGAATAACGATGATAGTTTGAGAAAAACAGAAATAACACTTTTGTGGCAAAGCATGGTGCCGGGTGCCTCCCGGTGAATTCAGCCGGTGTCACTGAACCCGCGTCGGCTTGCCTACAACATAATAAATGCTACCTACACCAGTCGCCCCTCCGCACAGGGGGATTCACCATGCAGAAGTGTTTTTAATAAACAGCAAACAAAAAAATCAAGCATTATGCAGGCTGTTTCTTTTTATCACCGGCCACAGCAATACCACAATGCCGCAGACCAGCACCCCATCCGCCAGCACCGACATGATTCTGCTGGTGAAATCCACCATCACCACCAGAAACAGCAGGAGTGCAGCCACAGCCAGGCGCAGTTTTACCGTCACAGGTGATTCTCCAGACGAAGACCCAGAACACCGGCAATCTCTTCCAGCACCTTGCGCTCTTCCGGCTCAATTTCGCCGTCTGCCTCCGCAATGGCCACCGCCACATCCAGCACATCTTCCGCTTCACGCGCATCGTGTTTCACATCCTCAATCTCGCGTAACGCGGCACGACGACCAATTTTAAAATTGGTATCCAGCTGACCGATAATAGTTGCGCTAATCGCATTAATTTCCGAGGTAAACGCAGACAACGCAGGCTGATTACGTAAGACCTGTTCGATCTTCGCTTTCTCGGATGCCTCGCATTCACCATCTGCATAGGCCACCAGGTATGCAGCGTTAATCACCGCCTGTGCCAGATCGCGTTTCTCAAACTTTTTAATTTCCGCTGCCGCTCTGCGGGTTTTCTTTTTGAAGATTCCAAACATCGTGACGTTCCTTTGGGTGGGTGAGCCAGCACTCAGGAATGATCAGCCCACAGAGACAGTCACACCGACCGTTCCCTATGGCTCCCCCCCCCCCTGAAAGGCTCTGTGGTTGAATTGCGCCGAGCGTGGCGCGAAGAATTTCGGACATAAAAAAACCCGCTCAGCGGCGGGCCTTGCTTACTTTGACATCGCGTACAAAATCGGCAAAATATCAGATTTACATGAAATGTACGCGATTTAATTGATTTTTGCAACATCTCGTCGCAAAAAGGTCGCTTTTTGTTTAGATCTCCTTTTCACAGTGCAAATCAAAGATTTGGTGTCCAGAGCCTTAAAAAGATCGCACATCTCACGCCAGTAGTTCGCATAATTATGGCTCCAGTTATCAGGTTTAATTCCACACAGCCTGGCAAGCTCCTGTCGCTGGTAGCTCTCACGCCCGGTTACCCATCCCCTGACATCCTGCGCCGCCAACCAGATTAATTTTTTCAGGCGTTCCTGCGTTTTCCCTGCAATTTTTCTGGTACCGGATTGAGTATTAAATTCATTCCACGCCCACTGTGTTATCGCGATCTGATGCTCCCAGCAAATGTTTCCGCCGTAACACCACAACAACCAGGCTTTATGATGTTCTTCAAGAGACAGAACAGCCCGCCGCCACGATGATGTCGAAAACTCAACCGGACTGACCAGAGGAATTGACGTCACCTTCGCCAGCGATTGCTTTCCCGGGATTGGTGGATTATCCCGCGTTATCATTTTTCCAGTCACTTCATCGCGGTACCGGATTTTTTTTCGCCTGTAACGCCCTGTATCGAACATGGCATTCTCCTGCCAGGCTTCAAGCTGACCTTTTGTTGCCCCACTCAAATCAGCGGTGGCGATAATGAGCTGCTCACGCACAAACTGTAAATAGTGGTTATTCATGCGCACTCCAGTTCTGTGATTTTTATCCCCAGCCGCCCACCAGGAACGAGCTGACCGCGCACAATATTGATTTCATCAAACTGCTCGTCGTCTATGAGAAGTCCGGCATGTGTCAGCGCATCCAGTGGTGCTTTCAGGATATTGTCCAGGTCACGACGGCGCTTATCCGGTGGCTCTGCAATAATCTTTATCGCCAGCCTTCCGGACAGGTTTAATTTCAACCGCTGCTGGCGAACAATTAGTGCCACATCACGGCGATAACGCTTTCCAGCCTCCGAGATGAAATACGTATTGCCATGACGTCGCCAGTAAGTATTCACCGTCGGCGGATAAGGCAAAACA